TTTTACCAAACAATCAGTAAAGTATTAACTTATTTATAATATGTTGATACTCCCAACTGAAAAAAGCAAACCTAAAGTTTGTAATCCAAAGACTCTCATACTCTTCGGTAGACCTAAAGCGGGCAAGTCGACATTAATGGCTGCCCTTGATAACAACTTAATCATTGATTTGGAAAACGGTTATCAGGCTTTGGAAGCAATGACAGTACAGGCACGGTCTATTAAGGACTTTGCCGATATTGCCAATGCAATCCGTGAGAAGATGAAAGAGAATGGAGGACAATTCCCGTATAAGTATATCACTATAGACAATGCTACTAGACTTGAAGAGATGTGTCTGAGTTACGCAACAACACTCTGAATTTTGTGGAGCGGTAAATAGAAATATTTACTGTAAAATTCCTTTAATTTCTGAAACATTTTACCCAAAGCTACGTTATATATCGTATAATTAACTTTTTGGTAAAACAATCAGAAGCCAAGCTTTATGAAACAAAAAACACTAGATCAATATATTGGAAAAACTCATGGAGTTTTAACAGTATTAAAACTTGATCACGAAACATACGATAAAGAAAAACAATGCAAGCGATCATATTTCTTATGCAAATGTAACCGCTGCGGAAAATTAACGGTAGTTCGTGCAGATCGCTTTACGAAGCGATATATTCCAAAATCTTGTGAACACTGTATAAACGATCTACAAAAAGAAATCGCAGACCAAAAATACAAAGAAGACCGTGAGGATCGGAAAAGACTTAATTCCATAAAAGGTAACGCTAAATGTAGACATTACGCGATGCATCTAACGGATGAAGAGATAAAAGAATATTTGCGTCAGCCTTGTTATTATTGCGGACAAGAGCATGCAAATGGAATTGATCGTGTTAATTCCACAAAGGATTACACAAAAGAAAACTGTGTACCTTGTTGTTTTATTTGTAATCGTATGAAAAACAAATATGCTTTAGATGTGTTTCTAGATAAGATTAAAAAGATCTATCAGAAGTTTTATATTGAAGGTTCAACGACTATCTCGAAAGAGAGTACATCGCAAGCTGATGGCGATGGAAATGGGGAACTTCTGACTGCCGCTTAAGGCAAAGAAGATGATATAGTCTCATCTGCATGGTGACATGCAGCAGTTTAAAAGACGCACACGAAGTTGCGATTCGTGTGGAAGGAAAATGACAAACAGACTCCAATGGGTAAAACCTATCAGGGCACTGATGTAAGAACACTCCCTAACGGTTCTGGTTATATGTACTTGCGACAAGCAGTACGTAAAGTCATTGATATGTTCAGATCGCTTTGTGATACATTCATACTCGTTGCACACGTCAAAGAGAAGATGATAAACAAAGACGGTGAAGAACTGTCAGAGATGTCTATAGACTTAACTGGTAAGTTAGGTGACATACTTTGTGGAGAAGCAGATGCTATCGGATATGTGTACCGCAAAAAGAATGAAACTATTATCTCATTTGAAGGTGGTGAAAACACTATTCGCGAAGCACGAGCTGAACACTTGCGAGGAAAGAAAATCGTTGTAGCAACTAGCGATGATGAGAATCATGTAACAGTTGATATGACTAAAATATTTTTACCTGAATAAAATTGAAGAACTATGGCATACAGTAAAGAACGAGCAAACAATATTAGTAAGAACGATATTAAGTATCTGCCGGCTGGCATTATTACAGATGTAACACTCAAGGATGTACGTACAGACGTATCTCCTTCTGGTAACCGTTTCTTCGAAATTACTTTCGAAAAAGACGGTGCAACACTGACTCACACAGAATGGGAGCCTAAGTTAGGTGGTTATACCACAACAGCTGAACAGCTCCAGCAGAAGGAAGACAACCAGTATTCTCGTATGTTGCAGATTTTACACTGCTTCTACGATGATGCTCTGTTGAACTTCAACGGTGAGACATTTGAACAGTTTGCAAAGTGGATTGTAATGATGTTGAGTGCAGCAGATAAGAGCAAACTGTTGCGTGTAAAGATCGTATACGACAATAAGGGTTATACAACATTGCCTGCATATGCAAAGTATACCTTTATTGAGCCTATGGAATTGCCTGAAGGTGAAACTTCAGCAATTGCAGAACTCGGTATTGATAAGTTTGCACGCCCTGTTAAGGCTGACGCAGAAACACCTGTAACCAACCCGTTGGAAGCAAGTGCAGCATTGTCTAATGCAACAAATGATCTGCCGTTCTGACATAAACCAGAACAATAATATTTACACGTAAGTCGAAAGACCTCGTTTTTAGGAAATTATGGAACCGTGAGCAATTAGGGCTGTAAGGAGTTCGATCCTCCTCACGGAACAAACAATAAGCATATGTATAGTAGAACAAGAACCAAAGTCCCTAGTAACATTACCTTAGATTGGATACTTTCTAAGGCAACGGAATACGATATATATGCACAATACTTAGGTCAATTCAAAGTAGGTATGATTTACAATAGCCCATTCAGAAAGGATAAAAACCCTTCTTTTGGCATCTACTATAGTAAACGTGCACAAAAACTACTTTTTAAAGACCATGGAACCGGTGATTGCGGTGATGTTATCAAGTTTGTCCAACTCTTAACCGGTAAAACAAACTATGATGAAATCCTAAAGGATATAGTAGCAAAGCTAAACATCACTAACACCACCAAACTCGTTAGCTCTAAGCAATATATACCGCCAACAGAGACAGTAATTGGTGTCGTTCGACAAGATTTTACCGAATCAGACATCAATTACTGGTCTCAGTTCAATATTGATACTAAAACACTGAAAAAATTCAATGTTAGTAGCATCAAATACTACCTCTGTAACGGTGTGGTAAAAGGTATATATAAAGACGAGAATCCGATGTATGCATATAAAGTGTACAACAACTTCAAAATCTATAGACCTTTAGGTGACAAATACACCAAATGGCGCAATAATCTCACAGAACTCGATATTCAAGGTTATGAACAATTGCCTAAAACAGGTAATATTTTATTCGTAACTAAGTCTATGAAAGACGTAATGTGTCTGTACAAAATGGGTTACTCAGCCATATCACCATCATCTGAATCTACATTCATCCCAAATAACGTCATAGAGGCCCTTAAGAAGCGTTTTAAGCGCATTATAGTCCTCTTTGATAGAGATGTAGCTGGCGTAAGAAATAGTCGCAAAATAAGCCTTAAAATGGGCTTAGAAGCGATGTTTATACACAAGCGCTTTAAAGCTAAAGATGTATCAGATGCAATTAAAGGAAATGGGTTTGAAACTATAAATAAGTGGCTACATGAAACAGTAGACAAACACCAAAGTAAAGAATGCAACAAGAGTTGAACTAGATGGTATAACATTTAGATCCAAACTCGAAGCATACACATATAAAAAATTAAAAGAAGCTGGCATCATTGCAGAATATGAAATGCATAGATACCAGCTTTTACCTTCTTTTACGTACGATGGTTCAAAAATTCGAGCTATAACGTATTTGCCTGACTTCGTCGGTGACCACTTTGTTATAGAATGCAAAGGATTTAAAACCGATAGTTGGCCAAATCGTGAAAAACTTTTCAAATACTATTTAAGTATTAATGAACCCGAGACAAAGTTCTACGTAGTACGTAACCAGAAGCAAGTTGATGAACTAATAAAACAGTTGAAACATGAGTGAATTCTTGAAACTTGGTAACAATGTTACCCCGAAGCCTCAGGGCTCAGATTACGATCTTGAAGCAGGTAAAGTATATGACTTATCATGGGATGACTGGGGAAGTTGCCCCGTATTTAAGTTAAACGGTTCATTGAACCTACCTGAAAAGATCTATCAGTCTGAAGAAGACATTCGATTTAAGAAACGAGTACTACGGTACTTCGAAAACACCAGTGCACAGAACACAGCCGTCCTGTTAGCTGGTGATAAGGGTACAGGTAAGTCTATCATGGCTAAAGTAATAGCTAATGAGTCTGGGTTACCGATTATTGTCGTGAGTCCCGACTACCCTGAAAAGCGATTAAATCTATTTTTTAAGCAATTTACGACACCAGTGTGTGTTATTTTCGATGAAATCGAGAAGAACTACCGAACATGGCAAATGTTGGACTTCTTTGACGGTATTGAAGCAACTACAAAAAAATTGATCTTAATGACCTGTAACAAACTCAGCGATGTATCTGAGTACATGCTTGACCGATGCTCACGAGTTCGTTATTTGCGTACGTATCGAGCTGAGAGTAACTATGTATACTTGGATGACTTAATTAAGTCTATTGGTGTAAAGAATCCTGCGGAAGTACGTCAATTCTGCATTGATAATATTGCTATTCCGTCCATTGATAACCTGAAAGCTTTCATCACCGAAGTAAAGGTACTGGAAGATGAGGAATCGTCATTAGCTACTATCTTGAGCACAATGAATATCTCATCTAAGGGAAATCCATTTGCGACATTACCTAATAATGAAACAGAAGAGAACACTGATGAATATAATGAGTGCGACGAATGTGATGGATGCGATGAGTGTGATGAACAGAGCTCTGATGAAGAAGCTCCCGAATATTACCAAAATTATAGTGCAGCATAATGAAGATAATTGGAATAAGCGATACGCACGGCAACTTGCCGTCTATCGATCCTTGTGATGTACTTTGTATCTGTGGAGATATACTCCCCTTAGATATACAAGAAAATGCAGCAGAGAGCTTCTATTGGCTTTCTACTGCATTTCGCCAGTGGTTAAACTCATTAATAGTAAGCTATGGTATAATCTATGTACCCGGTAACCATGATTTTATTATGCGAGACCTATACATGCGGCATTTAATTGAATTACAGTATGCTGATAGTAGTTTCAAGTTTAAAATACTTGTAAATGAAAGCTATGAGCTTAACAATGTTAAATTCTATGGTACGCCATATATTGAACCCATTATGTTCCAGAAAGGCGTATGGGCTTTCGAGGCTACCGAACCCTATGATATACCAGAATGTGATATATTATTGTCACACGATAGCCCATTAGAGAATCCTAAACTAGGTAGAGCAGCTACTGGTAAGTACAAAATTGCTCATTTCTATGGACACTGGCATACAGACCAACATGAAGGTGGTAGTAAGCAATTTAATTGTGCTTATGTAAATGATTACTACAGCCCAAAACTTAACTTTAAACCACCTGTAGTTTATACAGATGATCCTGAGTTTGAAGAAATACGTCAGGATTTACTGGATTTAGTTGAATGGGACACTTCAGCTAATATAGAAACACCGGAGATTAATGAAACAGATGATAATTGATATCCCCTATTATGAGGATATGACTCGTTATTCTAATAGTGATATCGGATACTTCCTTAAGAATGGTCCTAAAGGACTTAAAGACTATAAGGAAGGAAAAGTAGCTAAGATGGATTACAACTTCCTTGAAAGAGGAACTATGATCCATGAATATCTATTGCAACCAGATAAATTCTGGAAAGACTATATAATCTTAGACTTTGAAGTGCCTAAGGTTAAACAGCAAAAGGACCTCTTAGAAGCATTTTCTCGACTCAAGAGTACCAATCCCTTGGAAGATGAAAATAAACTCAAATTAGAGGCTTATAAGCAGTCCTACAGCAATAAAAAAGCTGATGATAAATGCATAGAAGAAGCTACACAACTGATCAATACGTATAAGAACTACTTAGGGTACTTAGGTACTGATTCAAATAAGAAGGTTATATCCTTTGCTGATTTAAATATGCTCAAACGTATTGAACAGAACATCCGTAATCATAAGAAAGCAAACGAGTTATTATTTAATTTACCATCTACTTTTGAAACTCACAATGAGTTCCACATTAACTGGGAAGTTGCTAAATTTAACATGCGTTGTAAGTCTCTACTTGATAGAGTCTGCTTTGACCACGTTAATAAGAAGATTATACTTATAGACTTAAAAACTACAGTAAACGTATACAACTTTAAACATTCTGTTGAAGAGTACGATTACTTTAGACAGATTGCATACTATGGTTGTGCAATTCAATGGTATATGAACGAAATACTAAATCTAAATACAGATGACTATGATTTCGAAGCATATATTATTGCTATAGGTAAAGATCAGAATAACGAGGTTAGAGTATTCAACATGAAAAATGATGCAATAATCAGCGAAAAGGTTGATTTAATCTCAGATGCTCTCGAACGTATTTCAAAACATATCAGTACCGACCAGTGGGACCATACTCTAGAGTATTACGATGGAGATGGAACTGAGGAACTGACATGAATGAAGAAACTTGGAACAATTTAGTGGCGTTATTCTTTCTCCTACCTATGATAGACCCAGAGAAAGGTTCACTAAAACTCCTAACAAATCATGTGAAAGGTGTATACACATCTGACACTAACAAACCCGAATGGGAAAATAAGATTATAATTTGCTACGACCTTTATAACTGGCCAAATAAGTTGATTGAACGGTTCGAAAAAAATATCTACTTTTACGCTAAATATAGCGAAACAATTGGCCCTAAAAGTTATAAGGTCGTAGCTTTTCACATACCGTCGAAATATAAGAACGATTTCAATAAAATAATGAAAGGTGATTATACTAAGGTAAGTACACAATACTCCAACTTAGTAAGAGAGTATTGGGCTGCTACACCATCTCTGGCAAGTATTGTAAATAACATATTAGACGGTTATATACAAAAATATCCAGTACACCCTAAATTAGAAGAAAGCATTCTTAACTTAAACGACGTGCCAACAAAAAAGGAGGGTATCCAATCGGATACTCTCCTTCATTTTTGCTCTATTTAAGGAAAGACGCAATGCAGTGCGACCTCAACCTCATATTTTTTTGATTATCGCTGATGTACAAAATTGTTGATTTCTTGCGACGTGTTCCACATACGACCCATCTGCTTTGCACCAGGAGTCAGCATAAACGCACGGTTTAAAAGTTTATTTCTAAACATGTGTTTACCAGTCTTATACTCCTCAAGAGGAAATGCAAATTGATAAAACAGCATACCTATATCTTCAAGCAACGTAATAACCGGGAAAGGGTCTTTAATAATCGCAGTAAATGATTTCGGGAACACGTAGAATGACAAGTCAGTATACAATCGGTATGATTGGTATTTAATGACCCAGAGGGCCTCATTGTAAAAGTCATGATCATCGTTCTTAGGTGGTTCCAAAGTAGCAAAAATCATGTATGCCAAAGCTGCTAGTCCTATTTCGACTGCTGTTCGAATCACATTTTGACGCTCGTAAGGTTTCATCTGGTCCCATTTCATAGTTTCTATTTCCAGCTATTTAAGGTGAAATAAATGAGTTCTAGCCCAATTTATTACTGAAAATATGCCATCACTCTCAAAAAGGTATTTACCAAACGTAAGATACATGCCTTCCTCTTCTCTATCTAGAATAGGGTCATAATTTTTTGCTTGCCACCTTCTTCTAACAGAAGGAACAATCCATTTACGTAACGGTAATGATGCAACACCCCACAAAGTCTATTGCGCTGCGACAGCAGATCTTTCAGAGTAGTTACCGTGCATATTCATCATCAGACGTCTTACTTTTAAAGAGAAGTTATTTTGCTCTGATTGACTGAAATTGGTAACTTTGGGATCAACAACCAGATTATTATCCCCGTCAAATGATAAATAGTCGTACATACTACCGATATCTTTACCATTTTCATCATAAGCGCGCTTAGACATCAAAATAGCCAAAAAGAATCTGGTCTACATTTCATATTCACCTATTTTGTTAGGTGCGTGAGCTACGTCGTCGATAGACTAACGCATAAAACCTTCCAAGGTTTGATTTTGTTTAGTTTCAAAGATCTGAAACCACTCAAGAAGTTTATTTATGTGATTATCTGGTACCGTTTTATTAACATCTTCGAGTAGTCCTAAGAAATTCTGTACAAATACCTTAGTGGCACGTGTATAGTCTGCACTTGTCGTATCAGCACCTGCTAAAACTTCTTCAGCCTGAGTAGCTTCACCAACGAGTATATTATTGAGACCTGCAACAAAGTTAAATTGCATAGCACGTTGACTCTGTAAGTTAATCAACCACCTCATAAGCATCGCTCTATCCACTCGTGTATTCGTGAGCGGTATCTTAGATGTACCTAGATCGGTAAGTCTATTACCATAAAATACCTAATCCACCCAGTCCTCGTACTAAGACGCTGTGTGCTTTTTAACACTGGTCATTTCTTGATTTTGACGTCTAAATTTGGACAAGAAACCGTCTTTAGTTTTACGCTCATTAAGAATTACAGACGTCTGATTTACTACAGACTCAAGCTCTGCCTTAGTAAGGTACGAATCAGCCGCATCCAACCATTTGTAGAATATTGTAGGTAAGTCATATGATTGTTCATCGGATTTGACTGCACCACGAGTATAGTAGAACATCGGTATTTGTCTGATACGATTACCGTTTTCATCTACGAACGTACCACGTATATTTTGGTCAGCCGTAAACACAGTATTCTTTTTCAAATAATTCCTAGTAGCACGTCTGATTCCATCTGTACCTACCGTTTCAGCACCTTGACGAATTATTCCGGGTAAACGCCAATTTAACTGTAAGCTGTGCGGTAGTCTGGAATCATAATCATTCAGTATAGATACAAACAGTTGATATAATTGCCATTTAGGATCATTAGAGTCCTTTAGAGCTAACATCTTCTCGTACTTCTCATTACTGTACAAAGCAGGGTTCGGACGTCTGTAGCGCTTATCTAAGTGCGTCATAAGGTCATTCAGCTACTGGCGTATATCAGCCGTAATGAAATCGCGCTTATACATCGCACTCAAAGACTCGCGTTCGTTAATACCTTTTCTGGCATTATCTATGATCTATTTGCGTTTAGCCTCATCGTATTCTGCACAGATAGCGTTTATGCTAGTAACAAGTTCAGCATCATAAGCGGTTGCGTCATAAATAGGATTATTTTTACGCAACCATTCCTCCCACCTTTCTTGTTTCTGTTTGAAATCTAACGTCGTGTCTTCAAATATAACGCGTCTTGCTTCAACCTCAGCTTCAATATACTTCGCACTCATCGGGTTTACCAAGTAAGATATACCATCTTCAGTAGCCTCTATAAAGTCGTCAAACGCTTCGCGAAGATTACCTACATTAGGTACACCGTACTTATCACGATAAGCTTTTAAAGCCTTTTGTAGTCTTGTCCTAAATGTAATCATACGTTGTTCTTTCTTTGTGATAGCGTTATCATACATCTTTACTATGGATGATACAAAAGGATCTCGCGAGTTATAAATTGTATCTAATACAGCAGAAATAGAACTACATTCAAATGAAGCATTAGCGCAGCTAGCTTGAGCATTAAGCCACTCGCCAGTACGGTGGTCTATTTCGTCTTTATGTTCAGCGGTCCATTTATTTACGTGTGCACGTACTCTGGCTTGATACTGTTCATACGATTCATCGGATTGCTTTGGGTTAGCACTCATAAACTTGTTACGCTCCTCCTCCTGCATTTCGTGTTTCATATGGCTAACGTAAGGCTTTATAGCATTAATATAGATTTCCTTACCAATAGTGTCAAAAGCACCCTAGATCTGGTTTATGTTACGCTGCAGACTATTACATGCAGTATGTATAGCCCTCACGTTATCCTCACCAAGCATATTCGCATACCTTGAGGTGATTGCATATACACGGTCTACTATGTCATACGACGTAGCTAATTGTCTATAATTCTGCAATATAGACAAATCCCACCTTGCTTTAGGACCTTGCTTATACCTCGTGTCAATCTCCTTACACAGACTACTAAGGTTTTTAGCAGCGTAGTTCACAAACTTCAGAATAGCATCCAATTCGGACATATTCTGAATTTCTTCTAATAATTGCTACGCATCACGTGCTTGCGTACGATATTTGCGCTTCATATTAAGAACCTGTTGTTGGATGTCAAGCTTATTTGAAATAAGGGTGACAAGTTTACCAAGTTCCAATGTCATCTTAGATACCTCTTCAGCGTCACCGTTAAAGATTTCCTTATTGTGAAATAGTGTATACTCGACGTCGAACTTTGTCTGCTGTGACTGAGTTATACTGTAGTAACCCTTCTTAACAAGTTCTTCATTAGCTTCTTTATTGTCACCGAACACCTTACTAGATTGTGCGAAAGTTATAAAGCCTTTGTTGGTGCCGTAGATAATAGGTACAATCGCTACACCACCGATAGGTATGCCATATTTCTCACTCATGTGCTTATAAGTAGAAAGCTGGAAATCGTAGCCATCTTTTTCAGACTTAATGCTAAAGCGCTTACTTGTTGAGAATCTAAAACCGTTTAGACGCTTACCTTTCTCATTTATATAATTGTTATTAGCGTCACGTTTATTATCATAGTTTACCAGTTTGGTCTTGAAGTCCATTATGGTGTATAGTCCGGTTTTCTTGTCCTTCAAAATTAAGTCAGTAATACCAGCAACACCATTTTCTGGATCAGCAAGGATTGCCTCAGATGCGACGAAATCGTAGTCTTTCAATATATTATCCACAATAGACTTCAAACCCTCAACAGCAGCCTTAGAAACACCTTTGGGAAGGTTTTTCGGGTCTAATTTACCTTTCAGTGCGTCCTCAAGTACCGCGTGTATCGCCGTACCGTTCTTTCTAGCATCTTCTGATATTCTCTACTGAACCTGATCTTCATTAGCAGCATTATAAGTATCATAATTCATTTTACCCTTCAGCTGTGTAACGGAATCGAGTAGCTTACCTGTGCTACGTTCGGTAAATTGGTGTTTCCCCTCATCAAAATTAACAAGGTTTGCCACTTGCGCCAATTTTAGGCGTACATCATGTATACTAGGAATTTCCTGGTGATATATACCAGCTACATCACTCACAGGAGCTATTTCCCTGCGATTTAAGAAACTATCTGTAAGCTCAGCTACAATCTACTCTCTAAGGTACTCTTTGCCCTTTAAAAGGCCTCTAATGAAGTCTTTGAAGCGTTGCCACCAAGTACGGGCTTTACCGTCTAATTCAGCTGCTTTTACACCGATAGCTTGTACTAAGGCTTCTTTACTACCGAATTCAGCAATACCATCTTGAACGATTTGAGAAGACTCAAACATATCAACATAGTAATGAGCATACTCATGAGGAATTGTGTCTACACCAGCTTTAGTAGCGTCAATCAGTATCTTCATAGCATTGAGGTCAGCTTCACCAGCATATCCACCTTCAATGTAATCTACAAATTCAACTGACATCTCAGGGAAGAGGTCCTTCATAATACTGAGCATATTAGACATCTGTCTGTGTTGTTCAGGATTTAGGTGTCTTGGTTTTGTAGGACGTTTCTATGTAAGGTCTTGTTGTGTTTCTTCAGCAATAGAAGTATCAGGCTTTAACGCCTAGGCTTCTCTCAAAGCCTAAGCGTAATCACCTTCATATTTATTCCACAAGTAGTAGGTTATGTTTTCATCACCAGTTACTTCTGTAAGATGATCAAATTCTCGTTTAACCTACTTGTTACTAAAATTAGGACAGAATATCATATCAACAATTCTTTTTTAAGTCTTCTCCAGCTTTAGATGCTTCCTCTCTAGCCTCATCAGTACTCTTAACTTCTTCTTTACCGACAGAAGGCGCTACAGTCTTGCCGTCATAGGCAAATGCGGCAGCCATTTTTTCTGCTGTAGTGTAGTAAACAGCAGATGCCTTAGCTTTAATGTTACTTATAGCGTCAGTGTCATCACCTATTACAGCAATCTTATCGCCAGAAACCTTTACTTCACCATCATTGGAGTTTACAACATAGAACGGTTTATTTTTAAACTGTGCATAATTTCGTCCGCTTGCGTACTTCAAAGCATCGCTGTCAGATAAGTAAACGACTGCATCAGCAGAGTCTATTGCAGCTCTCAAGTTATCAGGTTTATCGCTGTCCATAACATAACGATCTGAGTAATCGTTGAACTCTTCAACTGTATAGATTTTCTCGAATTTCATACGATTGAAAGTCTTCTTACCCGCCTCATCCAACTCTGCATAATTAGTAGCCGTGAATGAGAAATCATTATTGTACAGGGATTTGATCTTACCGCCCTCGTATGCACCATCAGCACGCAAAACGTACGATTTGATGGAGTTACTACGATAACCCAAACGATTCACTTTAAAGTAAACCGGATTAGTGAAAGTGCCTTTCTTACCTTTGGTTACTGTAACAGCACCCAATTGATAGAGATCATAACCACCTGGTACGCTCACCTTGACGAACCTGTCAAACTGACCGGTGCTGTAGTTTCGCAATCTCTGGGAACCGCGTGTAACATAGAATACATTGGTAGAAGAACCCTTCTTGATGATATCTATACTAGTGATACCCTTCTTAGGATCAATAGTCTTGATAAATTGATCGTCAGTAAGTGCCAGCAATCGCATTACGTGGTCTAATTCAGTTTGACCGAACTAAACACCTTGCATAACCTGATTAACATATTGATTAAAGGTCATATTACCTGCTTTAAGATTTGCAAGATACTGCGGAGGGATTATGTCGTATAATGTAGTTCTAACTACACCGCCAGCATTGGAATCCGTACCACCTGATGCATAAAACATGTATACGAGAAAATCGTTAGCCCATTGACGAATCTCTTGGTCATCACTGTTAAGTAATTCAACCAATGCCAACTGCACATTGTTTTTCAAATCAGGGTTCTCTTTCAATGCGGGAGACACACGAATAAATTGTGCAACTTTGACGTCAGGATTATTACTGCTGTAGCTAAGTACGGAGAATAGGTCTGTACCAACATCTTGCATAATCGCTTTAGTCTTGATATGGGCGAATCTACCTGGAACGCTATCTGCACCAAACATCAATTTAGCCAGCGGTTTAGCGGTGCCGAATCGTTCTGTTATGTATGTGTTAAAGAACGGAGTGAACAGAACAGTCTTGATCTTAGGTCCTGCTACACGAACCAATTCCTTAGATTTGCCGTATTGACCTAACTGCTTACTCAAAGTGTCTATTGCACCACGATATACATCAGAGAATTCAACTATAGATGACTTGAATACAGAGAATATATCCTGAACACCGTGGATGAACTTTTCGCCAAGGAATGTGTTACTGAACATAACATCAGGGTTATCAAAAGTAATGTTGTACTCTGAGTCGAATGAATCAACCTTCTGTAAGAATTGGATTAATTGGGGCATACTTGTACCAAACTTCTTGGTATCAATCTGAGCACAAGCGATAGCGTCGTGATAATCTTGAGCCAGACTATATATCTGTGCAAAGATTTTAGCGTACTGAATCTGTTTTGCTACCCAATCCGGATTTCCCCAATCTTCCCTCAGATTACCGAGTAATTCATCATGTGACATCAAGTTAGCGCTGTCAAACGTCTTGTCGGACGGTTTAGCATCCATATAATGATCTAATGCGGCTGTTCTGTAGTATGCACCAGAGCGTTCTTCTGCAGTAACACCAATCATACCCTTCTTATAGTTCATGTAATTCTGCGCGATTTCACGAACAATGGGTTGTGACAAGAATGAGAAAGTATCATTACCGAAACCTGCAGCAATTAGCAGTGATGTAACATCGTACGTGTAGTCATTTACACCAGCGTTACCGATATAATTATCCTTAGCAGCATCGACGAACGCATTGATAAGACCACTGGTAGAATCAAGGATCTCATTACCTTCTTTATCGAAAGTCTTACCGATCGTATTGATACCCAACTCTTTCAGAAGTTTGTTGGTTCTAAGATGTAAGCCTGAGCTCTGTACGATGAACTGGAATACACTGTTCAACGCCATAGGACCGATACCTTCATCTGAACTAGAGTTAAGTCTCTTCTGCTCTACTTGGAAAGCAGGACTAAGATATTTACCATCCCACACTTCCTGTTGATCTTCGCTATCACCGCGCATCTCAGGCAGTGTTACTTTAGCAAAGTCACTAACAGGGCCTGTACAAACATCCAACGGTGTAGTAGCAGCAAGTATGTGGGCGTCTGAAGTAAGCACACCTTGGTAGATGTCAAGCAACATGTTCTGCAGTTCAACATCACCCATGCTGCTAATTTTACTATTAACCGTGGAAGCAAAGTTTGAAACAGGAGTCTTGTAGGATATCTTACTTAACTTACCGTCCTTAATCTCGTAATTATAACGGGCTAAGAACATCTTATCGATATCGAAGTCAGAACCAGTAAGTGCTGTAATACCTGCCGGGAATTGAATAACACTACCATTTACATCAGCAATTAAATCAACGATGTCAATAGGTATAGTTGAGTTCTGACCCTGCGTAGGCACACGATAAGACAACGCAAACAGTTCTTTATTATCGAGTATAAACTTCTTTTGACCTTCAAAATTATCGAGATCATACCCTTTAACACCTTCCTGTTTGGCCATCTTAATAATGTCGGCAAAGAACCCGATAGACAGTCTAACTTGCATTCGCGTACCAGTTTTACCGTTACTATCAAGCTCACCAGGCATTAGCAGATGAGGATCAGCACTAGATTTAACATCAAGCACATTATCAAAACCCACACTAGTTGCCTAATACAGCGCTTTACCTGGTGTAACAGTATCGATAACTTCGTCACTCATTTGTGAGATGAGTCTGGATATAACCCAAGCTATGTTCGGCATTGCTGCTGGGTGTATAATGAAATTACCATCGGCATCCGTTGCAAATGCTGCAATTGTCTCAGCAGGTAAGTTTTCTGTTTGAGCCATCTTTTGTAGCTCGTGCATAAACTTAGCTTTGTCAATAGTATTACCCTTTATACCCCACTTATCCGTAAATCGTTTTATTCCTCTACGTGTAAGCGTATCAAGTATCGACTTATACAGCGTTTTTAACTGTTTACCTGTTAAGTTGGCGTTACCCACATTATAAATGTTGTTATCATTCGTATTCATCATTGCTACCTTCATGAACTGTGTAAGTAATGATGCCGAATTAGTATGATGTGACTCAGTATTTAACTGCTCGCCAAGCAAATTGAAGTACTGGTCATTTACAACCGACGCTTGAAGCGCATTAATATCAATGTTACCATTCTTATCGTATAATTCAAAGCACGGATTACATGCTGATTTGGTCGCGCTTTCCATCTTCATTACATGAATATTGTTCTCTTCGAGGAATCGACGAACTTTATCCATATCATGACCCGCTGTAACAATACCGTACAGTGTAACATAAGATGACTTATCATATATAGGGGCTGTAAGGTTGTCACGTCTACCGGCTTCATAACCATAGTAGATATACTTGAGTGACGGGGCTTCAAATCCGTAATCAGATACCTTGTTGATAATCCAACCACGATAGTCTTTAGCTTCTGTGCTATTTATGCCTTTAGTCTTGACAGCTTCATCGTACGCTTTAGCTCTGCTAACAAGCTCTTTGATGTCGATGTCAAGCGTCTTACACATATTCACTATAGCAAGACTACGTGAAGTGGCGCCTGTTACAAAATATTCATTACCGAATCTATTGTAATACTGTAGCAGATTGTGGCACGCTTCCATTACGTCATTCCACTAGCCTTTGCGTTGTTTCAACTGTCTGAACATTGCTGATGTAATCCAACTCTGTGCATCAGTCGGGTCGTTATTCAAATATCCTGTATAACGATCATTAAAGGTGTCAATAATCTTTTTAGCGAGCGCATTGTCAGTAAGACCTTCAAAACCAACCTTGCCTTCTTTACGGAAATTAAGGAATCTTGCAACTAACGGTTTATTAGCAAGGTCTTCTCTGATCTTACCGTTCTCTAACAACAATTTATGGTCTATTGTAGCTACAAACTTGCCTTTCTTATTTGCACTAATTTGTACAGCATCCTCCGGTAAACCTACATTACGTAACAATTCACCTGCAAATTTAGCTTTATTTACCACAATAGTGGTGTTAAGATTTATTGCACGATAAGTAGGACTATCAAACAAGGTGTCTTCTTCAAACGCACTCTATATTGTACCTCTTTCTGATGTTATTGATGTGGTTGATACGACTCCAGAATAACGCTTTCCTCTAGCTGTTTCATCCTTATGATAAGCTTTGTCACCGGAACAAACCTTTTCAAATTCGATCATATCAGACATAAACTGGATAGTTGCACTACCGATGGCATTGTGCAACATGGTCTCGTCGATATACTTTTGATCAGTTTTACCGAGGTAACTCTTGACTGCATTCTCGGGTAAATACAAGTTCGTCAAACCCTTCTCACCGTAAGCGATTGCACCCATTTTACCCAAAGCTTCAAATGACTCGTGAATGTTGCGACGAAGCATGTTGTCAACTGCCATACGCAGCGTAAGAGGTCTTTTCTGAATTGCATCATTTACCTACATTTCAACCATCATCGGATTACCTTTGTCATCCAGAAGTGTGTATGAGTTTACACGATCATACGCATTCTTTATGGCTTCGGTTCTTCTAGTTGTGCTAAATATACCCTTACTCAAGTCTTCCGAAGGTTTAGATAACTCATCTATTATTTCCTTTGAGATGTTGAAATTCTTCATCATGTTTGCAAAGTGACGGAACTTATATCCCTCACCTTCGCGCAGGTCAATATGAAACGCACGCTTGTAGAAACGCTTATTGTTTTCATCATACCCTACCGTTTGATTCTTCGCTTTAAAGTGGTATGTGTTGATGAGTAACTTCAGCAATGCTGCAGCTTCACGATTGTTCTTGAATATTTCCTCCTGTTCAAGTCCGCTCAATTTTGAGAATGAGTCTACTGTGTACTTTGTGTGTAACACTTTATTTAGTTGATCTACGAAATATTGTCTAGTGTAAAGCGCATCTGATACTGCTAACAACTCATCGGCAATATAACCGACAAATGTGTCTATAACTTTAGAATTGATATTACCGTACGAATCTATTATGTTCTTCATCATAGGAATACGCTCAATTTCTGCAGCATAGCGCTTGTTAGCTAATGAAGGGATACAGTGTTTACCAGACCAAATCGTTAAGAAGCGGTTCATAAATTCTTCCAGCGGTGTTACTTCCTTATCGCCTACAGCGTCATCGTAATTATCATCAAGTACAGTACTCAACTTGGTGTTCACTTTTGCAGGACTCTTTGACAGAAAATCGAGCCACAGTGAATGACCGTTATACACATTATTCATCATTTTCGAAACCCACTCTTTAGTCTTTGCTAAGGTAGTGAATGTTCGGGTAATGAAGTTGTGTGAACCAATTGCGTAAATTTTCACATTTCTAGGACCTTTCTGTGATTGAGTTGAAGGCATGTTATTTGCGAAATCACCAAATTGCTGAGCAAGTCTACGAAGACCGCCTTTTGCTTTGAATTCATTCTGCAATAACAATGCTGTACCGACTTTATAAGTTTTGTTCTGGCTATCCGTGGTAAAATCGCTGACAGTCAAACTATTGAATCGTACAAGCGGAGTTAATAATTCGCGTTCACCTTTGAGCTTGTCAGTTTTAGCAGCCTTCATAGCTCTTTGCCAGATCAGTGCATCTTGATTTAAATCACCAGTGATTTCACCAAATCCATACAGGTTCTCACTTTGAACAAGAACAGCTTTGATCGATTCGATATCTTCCAATTTCAGGTTCTTCATAGCCTCCTGCAGATCTTTACGTGCTTCACGTAAGTATTTTGTTCTATCGGAAGAACTACTCAAATTGCGTAAAGTATCCGATATACGGCCAAAAGCATCGTTCATGCCGCGCTTCCACTTACTCTGGATTGTACTAAGATTTGCTTCAACATTACCGGCTTTTGTAGCACCATCGTATCTAGGATTATCGGGATCATTCCCCTTTGTTTCATAACTATGCGTTTCAAAATTGTGGATGTATCTGACAAAATCTGTAAAGAACTTATTAACGAACGCACGGTTAGTACTAGGATCCTAAAGCGTATCAAGTACCTTGCTGAGTGTATCGCTACCTTCTTCATCTTTCTGCTGCTTTGCTGCAAGAGCTAACTTACTCAGCATATCTTCAACAGAGTTTGAATTAGCGATTTCGTGTACTAGTCTAGTATACAAGTCGCGCACATTCGCAAACTTTAATAAACCGTCAGCTGTAAACTTATTATTCTCAGTAATAGACCAAAGCATCATCTTCAAGTTTACGTCAACAGCTTTGTACATATCACGCATATAGGAGTCACGGTACTCAGTGAAACCAAGTACATCTACACCGTCTACGATCATTTCGTATCCGCCGTCTTCACTCAACTGGAGATCTTCTTCTGTGTTTACTTGAGCAATCTTGTTGGGGTCGTTTGAATTTCTAGCAGAAAGGTTGAACTCCCTGGTAGTAAATCTGTCAATGATCTTAACCCATTCTCTCCAGTTTTCAGGTCTGATTATATTCTGGTATACTGCGATAAGTCTACACATCTGAGCCTGTCTAGTAGCGAGGTCTTCTGCACTGAAGCGCTGCATTACTCCAGGATCCTTCGAAGCAATTACTTGGTCTAGCTGACGTGCAGCTTCCATGTAGCTTCGGATATCCGCACCATAAGCTTCGCGTAGACGATTAACGTCGATAACAATATTACCCTTCGTGTCTGTGCGCAAGCCTGAGTTATACACTAACTTACCAAGCATATCACGGAATATATCAGTATACTGTGCAGCATCTCTAGCGAGCGTCTTACCGTTTACCTTAAAACCGTCGTATGCCGGTGCTTCACCATACAACTTCTGAAATTCTTCAATGTTTTCCTTCGTGGCTTGTGCATAAGCGAATCTACCTGAGTACATATCCTTGAACAATTTGCCCATGTTCTTATACCCAGGGGTTAATTGCTTACCAGAAAGCTTACGTACTATATTACGGATGGCATCCATAATCTTTTCAAAGAATCTGACGAAGCGATTTTCTGAATAGAACTTATCGACACCTTCCTGTTGACTAGCTAATACGAACTCCGCAAAACGATCAGCAAGTATTTCATCTAATTGCTGATCGGTTGCACCAATTAGATCCAAATTGGTATCTCTTGCTTCCTCGTACATCTTACGACGTTCATCCTTGCTAAGAACAAACAGACTGATTCTGTGGAATGCCTCATGATAGAATGAACCTCTTGCGATTTTATTAGTAGAAGCATCACGATACAGTCGCAAACCAGATGCAGCACATTCACCGAATACGTATACCTGCGCGCCGCGTACTTTATCCCACACACGTTTACCGGCAGGCAAGAACTCAAAATTGAAGTCTTTGCCGAGTATCTTTTCTACTCTAGCAAGAGCTTTATCAAAGTCTTCCTTCTCTACAAAGTTGTCTAGGAAGTTAAACAGTGAACCGAGTTTAGCACTAACCTTCTCAGCGGGAGAAGCGGCGATTTGCTTAGCATAACTACGTACCTGACGATTTAAGTTAGCGTCGCTAGACAGCTTCATGTTTGCGTCCATTCTCGATTCAGCCATCTTATTAGCAGCCATGTAAGCAGCAATTTGACCCTAAAGTTCATTCACTATAGATTCGGCTTGATCTAAACCTTTACCACGAACTGCTTCGATCTTTTTATACACATTACTAGCATTCTTTTTAGCGAACTCCAATACTTGTGCAAGCGTCGGAAATGTTGCGGCCGGCTGCTCTGCAGGAGATGCAGTAGCTTGTTGCTGTGCGATCTGTGCAGCAGTTGGTCTTGCTGCAGCAGGGCTATCAGTAGCAGGTTTTGCTGCTGATAATACAGCATCTGCTGGTGTAGCAGTCTGTGCAGATTTAGCCCCATTAACCCGAGCATCAACCTGCTTAGCGAACTCAGGATCAGTCTTGTACTTAAGACCTTCACGAAGTTGAGCTTCGTCGTTTTCACCGAAATCGTCAGGATTTTCATCCCACACAGCAGCAATTACATCATTTACCTCTTCCTCGGAAGCACCTTTATCAAAAACAGCTCTAAAACCAGAACTTGTTTCGATTTCAATCTTATCATCGTCTCGTTGTACGAATTTAAACGGCAAACCTGTGCCATAATCAACGTCCCCTTCATTTGCAGCTCCAGTAACAGTAAACGGCATAACCGGAGCTGTTTGCTGCGGTGCACCTTGCTGAGGTTGACCGGGGACATATGGTTGAGCGGTTACAGGAACAGCCTGCGCACCCGGTGTAACACCTTGTTGCAAAGCCATCGTTAATCCGGCATTTCTACCTTCTTCATAGGCCAAGCGTCTTCTAAGTTCTTCAACGCTTTCACCAGATTGATCTGATGATACCGTAGCCGGTGCGTTAGCTGGTGTCGTTTGCTTCTTATTTGTATCAAAGTCTGTAAACGTCACATTCTTGAAACCGCCACCATACATTACAGCTTTACCATCAACTTTTATCCATTCACCCTTTTCATCAAGCAATGCAAGTCTGTGGTCATAATGGAAATTTGCAGAATTGAGCAATTGCGCACGTAAGCCCTGTGAGTCTACTGCAGCTAACTGCAGATTACCAGTCTCATTATTTACAGCGATAGATGCGTCGTATGTGATTTTGATGGTACTACTTACGTTTGAATATATACCAATTTTATACTTACCGGGTTTAAGTTTGCCGGCCATAGCCAACTCACTAACTTTTTTGTTGAAAGACTTCACGTAGTTTTCAACATAGCTGCCCATTTTGGCTTCCTGTTTTGCGCTACTCTTACCCAAGTCTTCCAAAAGTTCGTCCTTGTTGATTTCTTCACCTTTTATTGCAGCTTTTGCATTAGCTGCTGTACCAACAACCTGTTCGCGTGTAGCAGTACTGGTGAAGCTGGTGGCCTGATTATAGTTTACGTATACGTTAGGTGTTTTAAACAAACGCCCTTGTGTTGATAAGTCGGTCATAACTATACCGTCATCAATCATGTATGACGTATAATTGTCGTCAGCTTTATGACTGAATACGAAGTTGCCTTCCGCATCTTTGATCTCTAAGTCAATACCGAAAGTAGAGTAAGGACTGATGAACTTCTGTCTATCGATACGGTACGTCTTGTTATCTACGATGAACTGAACCAAAGATTCAAAGTTAGTATCATTCAGTGTATCTGCACCAAATTGAACCTGCCCGTTCTCGATGTTCAGCAATCTCGCATAGTTTGCTTCAGACGGATTGTTTGCGATAGCATCGGTACCGGTGTAAATCAGTGAATCAAGTAATTCCTGGAAAGTTGCATTTGACTTAACTTTGAAACCGTCAACTTCAATCTCTCCAACAAACTGATCTGCTCTATAAGTACCTGCAGCTATATCACGCATAATACCTGCGATAACTCTAGCTTGCTCTAAAGAAATGTGTGCAGGGTTAAGATGAACCACTGATTTTGTTCTGTTCGGATTCAAAAACGCAGGTAATACCATATATACGGCACCAGGAGTACCCTTCGCGTTGCTAACAACATGTTTGACACCGTTTTTATCATAGTAAACGATATCCGCACTACCATCGGTTTTATAAGAACCAAAGCCAAAAGATATTACTTGTTCCTCGCTATCATCAAACTGCGCTTCTTCCTTAGCTGTTTCCAATCGCTTCTTTTCAAGCTCTTTAGCCGCAGCATCAATCTTACCATCATACATTTCCTTGATACGGGAACGTAACAAAGCTCGAGTAAGTGTAGCTGTGTGCTTGAGAACAATCTTAGACGGGTCTTTCGAGTCTACGTTAGTATTCGCATCTACGAATTCAGCATCAAAGAACGCAGTGTGTGACGGATCTATTATGTAGTCAACAAGCGATTTCTTTTGCTTTAGACCGTCAATCTCTTTAAGATAACCATCGCGTTCAATTTCAAGTTGTTTGCGTTGGTCTGCCTCTTCCTTCTTAAAGTTTTCCTGTATATCTTCATCGCTCGTATTGAATGCTAGCCATTTCTTCAGTGAAAAGTGATATACACCGTCTTCATCCTTCTGCAGGCCGAGTGCTTTAATTTTGGTAAGTTTGTTATTCACGTGTTTGCTCACACGATCAAACTTCTCATAATTTACGCTGGAATTCATAGGAGTTGTGGTACCCATCGTAATTGCCTGTACGATGTTTGTGGGCGTGTCAAGCATTGAGAATCTACGATTATCGAAGTAATCGCGTAACAGCTGCTCCGCTTTCTCACTACTATTGTCTAACGCAAATGAATAACCCAAATCAGTTAAGGCGTTCCAGAATTCATTTGAGTTCTTACTTTCACGGATAAGTCGCTCAAATGTTTTCATCATATCCAATATGGCTCCAGCATTCTCCTTAGACGGTATAACTTCTTCACCCTCGGTATAAATCTTAACAGCTTTCTTTGCTGCGAACCAATGATTTTCAATAGCATTCTCTACCGATGTATCTACCGGAGGTGTGAGCTTGTTATCGTCCTGGAAATTCTTATATGTTAAGAACATATCTGGAGCAACAGATCTAGCAAAACGTAACAATTTTACTGCTCGAGCTAAGTTAGCATCTTTGATACTACGCGTGTTTCTGGCAGGACCTACTGCGTGAACAACGTATCTAGGAATAAATGTTTTACTAACATCGATAGTACCATCACCGTACTTAGCTATACCCTTTATAAGGTGTTGTAGCTTGGTCTCCGGCTCACCCTGGTCCTCACCTTCTTCTGACTTCTCATCATCCTTCTTCTCTCTGGTAGGCATCTGTTCAGCAAGATCATCGGCTGTAACTTCATAACCCATTTCATTAAGAAGTGTGACGAGATCATCTATCTTTTCCTAGAAAGCAGGTAATGCTCTTGACGAAGCTTCATCGTAATGCTTGTTAATTTCGGCATTACTCATAACTTGTCCATTCTCATTCTGGAATACATTAGATTCCTTATTACGAACGGTTGTTTCTTCGTAATTATACCCACCAAACACCACCTGTGCAGAATTCTCACCAAAGTAAACGCGACTTCTGTACGGAGATCCTGTATCTTCACCGACATCTGCACCACCTTGGTCATTTTGATCGTCTTTTTCTACCTTCTTATATTTCAGGAGTAAGTTATGGATTAATGTAACACGGGAATCTATTTCGGCAGGACCCGGCTTAGTTGTGCGGTTTGCACTTGCAAAGTCAGGCGTTACTAACCATGACCATTTTTTACCCACACGAGCCTGATTCAGGTATATACGTGTAGGTAATGCCCAGACGATATTGTCGTAATCATCTTTACTAACTGTTACGTCACCGATTTTGACACTCTGGGTTTTACCATCTGCCAATTGCTCGAGATCACGAATAACTGCGTCAATGTCACCATTCTTCTCACGGAGCTTAAGTATAGCTTGACCGATCTAGTGGAACTTCTCTACAGCTTTATATCGATTGAGACGTTTACCAGCAAAACTAACGATAGCTTTATCATCACCAAGGTCAGCCTTTACTTGCGCAGCGTTGTCATACGGTGCAGTAATATAACCATGCCAGGCTTTCGCTTGATAATATGGATTACCAAGCATTGCTGCTATACTCTTAGCAATAGGACTATCACCACCTAATGGGTATCCCTTTACCTGAACTTGACTAGATCCTTCAGCAGGGGCTAATGGGTCTTGTCTGGATGGTGAGTGTACTTTATCGCGCTCATCACCCATTCTAAATTCGAAGGTATCACCATCTGCGGCAGCCATTTCTGCTCTCTCGTGGCGACTGTGCTTGTGAGATTCTATGAGGTTACTGATAGTCTTAGTTAAGCCTGGCAATACTGTATCCGCAAACGATTTTGAAACATTCTTATTTGTGAGTGTGGTAAGCTACTGCAGGAAAGGATCATCTGCACGAAGTTTTATCTCATGCTTCTTCTTATCTTCTTGCGTTTTCTGCAAAGTTTCCTTGATCTTATTTGCGGTCTCGATGATCTTATCGTTACGATCTTTATTATCTGGATTAACCTCAGTATCTTTGTTTGCCTACTCAATTGTTTTGTCAAGTCGTGTAAAAGCGTCTTTTACACTTGCGTCCATATCGTCGTCAAAGATCTGGTGCATTGTCAACACAAGTCCGTCATTCTCTGAGTACTCAGCTTTATTCATATCAAACTGATAGCGGTTACCAGCCTCATCAGTCCAAATTCTGCTTTCACTTTCAAGTGCCGGTTTGTATACCTGCGCCTTTGCGCGTGCCTCCACATCAAGTTTTACGATATTGTTAAGCTTAGTCGTAAGGCCTTCTGCCACTTCAAGAACTTTGTTCAGTTTAGCTTTGTCTTCGTCAGAAACGCTCTCATCCTTAGCCTTACGTTGATAATCCCATTTCAAACGGTTAATCACATTGGTTAAGTAGCGTGCATAGCTAATCGGGTTACTTTGTACTAAAGCTTTTCCCTTATTGACCTCATCAACCAAACCACGAAATACGCTATCTTCAGGCACGGCGGCTAGTAATGAGTCCAGTTCAGTGACAGCCTACTGTGCGCTATCTAGATTCTCTTTACGAGCCTGTTCTATCTAGTCCTGTGTGAGTTGTGTCACATTAGTCTTAGTAAGATCAGTATATGCGGGAGTAACACCGGTTTCAACACCAACGGCGGCCTTCTCTTCACCTTCTGCGGTTTGAGTTCTAGCAACATCAGCTACTTGTTGCGCAAGTTGATCCTGCTTTTTTACCATATCACGATACTTCTGTATATACTCTGTACGGAGATTATTATACTTTGAATCCTTGTTGGTAAATACTTCAGCTTTCTGCTCCATCAAAGCACTGACTAATTGTGTCTTAGCAAACTTTGTTGCGTCTTTCTGCAAAGCAGCGACGTGCTCCGGTGATATAGAAATAGCATCTAATGCAAGATTTATATCCGACGGGTCAACATTTAACGCTTTTGCTAAGTTTGCTACAGTAGAACCATCCTCCTCCTTGCGACTATTACTAAGGGAAATGGAACACTCGATTGCTTTCGTAAGGTCAATAAGGCTCTCCGGAGAGGTTACACCCTTTTCTGCAAGAATGGTCTTTATAGCAGCTTCTGCTTCAGCCTGCTGCATATGAGTATCAAACCAATCCCCTGTGTAGCGATTTACAAATAATGAAGCTATTGCCTCGTAAGCATACTCACTCAGTGCGTTCTCACTCTCTGTATTCTCAGCAGTTTGCTCAGACTCATCGGTTTTGCGCTTTTTCAGTTTCCCAAATATATCGTTAACTGATTTACGAAACTCTGCATCAGTCGCCAAAGTTTTAGCATCATTAGCAACCGTATTGTCAGCTTTCTTTTCCACAGATGCTGCTGCACCGCGATCTATTCGAGCGTTATATGACAATGCCAATAGCAAGTCTTCATCCTCAGGTTTCTCAAGCTTCATAGAATCAAGCACTGGTTGCATTGTGCTTTTGTGTTTATCTAGTGCAGCCTGTTGGATCTTTTGACCCAAGAAGAATGCATCGATATCCTAGTCTGTTGGCGTAGAACCATCATCTGTTAGTACCGTAGTATCAAGATTATATTTGCGCGTTTTACCATCGAGACCTTTCTCTTTCAGCATACTTTGCACACGATCTGTTAAAGCGGCATACGTACCGCTACCTACACCTTCTCTGAGGAACTTATAATACTGCTCATTGCGGTTAATGCCGTCTTGCGTAAGCAACGCTTGTGCAATGTAGTCACCAACAACCTTACTGTTAGAAATCTCTTTGACAGTAGACACTATATTCGAAGCACTACCAACAAATCCCTGAGGACTCATAAACGGTAACAATGCACCGCCCAGCATCTCTTCAAACAGCTGCTGGTCATGCTGATATTCCGAGTTAAGACCCATCGCAGCACTAGCTGATTTTGCACGTAACACTAAGTTATCCCACAAGTCTTCTGCAATCTGACCGTCTTTTAAAGCGTCCAAGAATGAAGAATTCGCATAGTCATCATCGTATTGCCCGTTCTTGTACTTATCAACAATCATATGCTGGGCACCTTCTTCAGTACCTTCAATTATGCTACGTTCAGCACTACCTACCAAGAAGTTAGTAAACTTATCAAGGATTACCTTATTACGCAACTTATTACCGAAGTTAGCCATTTTTAGGCCTGCTGCAGCACGTTTCGCAAATGCTTTACCGAGAGTGTTCGCAACAACGGCTTTCCCAGCAGCCTTTGCAACACCTTTAGTCCATTTACCAAGAGGAATGAAATAAGACATATCACTCAGTGCTTCACCAGCACCAAGTGCGTTGTTCTGTTCATATACACGACGAGTTCCACGGTAAGCGTCTTTTGCGATCTTGTCGAATTCAATAGATCCAGACACAACATCTTTATCAGATAAAGCGATTTGAACCAACTGGTTGTTATCCAGGTGTGATATATCACGACCCTGTTTTATTAATTGATCTCGTACATTATCCGCAACCTTACCAAGATCAACTCCAGCTTGCTGGGCAAGTGCTGTCACATTCTCAGAGTAGGCATTTATCGCCTCCATGTGAGATTCATTCTCACGAGATTGCATTCCACCAAGGAACTGTGATCCAGCAAGACTTAAAATACCACCTGCTATTGCACCAGCAACTGCACCTGCCGCGGTACCTTCTGGGCCGATACTAGAACCGATAGCTGCACCGATTTTAAAACCAGCAGCACCAGCGGCCATACTCGATGTTTGCAAGAACGGGCTAGTATTACTAGTACCCATGGTAGAAGGCATTTTGTAGAACCAGTTACCCCAGCTCATTACGGCTTCATTACTACGACGTGTATAATACTGGCTAATATCATGAGATCCATAACTACTATTTAACTGATCAAGGTTGTGATAGTAGTCATTCTGGTTCTGCTCGTACTCCTTACTATTTTGCGATATGATACTTTGTAGGTCACTATCGGTAGGTTGGTCTATACTAGACCAAGAACCATTACGCCTCATTCGCGTAATGGTCTCGTTTATAGCGGCATCAATCTCCTGCTGCATATCATCACCACCTTCACCACCCTTTCTATCAAATAAGTCAAGTAGTTCCTGTGAATCTTCAATATTCTGCTTGTTTACAGCCATTCTGTCTTGAGCTTCCTGCATTTCACCAGTCTGTACATTTCTATACATGTCAGACCACATATCTGCAGCCCAGTCTGTAAAACCGTAATCCGCATTGTAATCCTTCGGTGTAGTATTTTCATAGTAGGCCTTATTCAAAAGGTCTACGCCATGATCTGAATACGCACCGAGATTTAACCTTACTTTACTTAGATCTATTGTCGCCATATAAATTACTTATTAAATTCTGCATTAACTTGCCAGTTATTCAGGTTCATCATTGCTTCATCATCCGAGATTCGCTGAGCATTCTTAGTATTTGTAGTACCGAGTTGTTTTTCATATTCCGCGTTGTCCAACAGTTTACTAATCTCTCCAGAATCTCGGGATATGACCATTGGAACGGTAACATAACCATCAGACCATCTACCTTTATCAACACCGTCAGGTGCTGCAGATACAGAGAATCCGTACTTCTCTAACGTGTTCTCAGGTGAATCCCACAGGATGGGTCTGTTATACACGCGTTTGATTTCAGACATCGGGATATTTACATCAACCACAATACCCATGGTGTCACCTTGATCAATGTAACCTCTTACATTGGACACAGCCAGTGTACCAAAGTCGCCCTTGGCAGCACGTTCCTCAATGTCAAAGTTATCCTTACCTAATGTACCACGATTTAAGTGCATACCCTTAACAGCTTGTACAGGATTGTTGCCAAACAACGGTTGCCCGTTCTTAGCTTTTGCATTCTCAGCCAGCGATTGCATGTGCGGATTATCCATTACTACGGATCGTGGTGACAGCATGTTTGTACCAGATGTAGCATAACCGATTTCAGGGTTAATCTTTTTAGTATTGAAGGTAAGTCCTTCTAACACTTGTTGTGCCATACCACCAACCGGCTGTGTAACAACATTCAATGCGTCTTCCCACATCTTGTGAGCAAACGATTCATTATACATTAATTCGCCCCCGTCTGTAGTAACTGATATCTTTTCAAAAGGATTAGTTGAATAAGCCGAATTAGCATCTACACCTAATCGATTATTCATAGTCCATTGCATCTATGCACCAACTGCTTGTTTAGTAAACGCATTGGTTTGGTTCATATATGCGGCCATAAGACTCTGCGCTTGCTGTTTATACTGCGCAGGGATACTGTCTTGTTGCAGTAATATCATAGATGCTTGGAATTCAGCGTCATTTGAATCCATACCACGTTGTGTAAGCTGCTGCACCATTTGCCCGTAAACATCCTGCGCATTTGGTACATTCTTCAATACTGCATCAACTATAGAATTCAACTGATTTGATAATTGTGCAGACACGTTATCGTACTGCTGTTTAAATGCAGGGTTCTGTGTTAACACTGTATCAAGAGTTTGCTGACGACGCTGATTGTACTGATCGGTCAGTTTTGCATGTAAGCTAAGCTGCTGCCCACTAGATTGCTGTTTCAGACCATATTCCATTTGCTTCGCACGTATAGCAAGCTGATTCTTATATTCCGCAATCGCATACGGGTCGTCGTGTCGTTTGTTCCATGCAAAATCCTGTGCATCAGTAAACGCTTGCCTTCTAAAGCTCTCTTCAGCTTCTTCTGCTGATATGCCGTATCTACGTTGCATTGCACGAATCGTAGCTTCTGCGATAGGCGTGTTGCGAATCGAACTCCAATTTGTATCTACCGCTCTCATAGTAGCCTCTGGAGACACACCAGTCCAAATATACCCACCCTTTCTACCAAGGTCAGTTTCTTTAAGTGTTCCAGCGTACGGTGCAACTTGTTCGCGGATGGATTGGTATTCCAACGGTGAGAGGTCATTCATTACACCACTATTGCGTGTATCCCAATTTGTTGGATCAATTTCATCCATATACGGGTCATATCTACCAGCAGCTTTAAGCTTGGCTACAGCTTTGTTACGCTCTTCTAAATTCTTAGCACTCTGCTGGTATTCACTTAATTCGGAATAATCGATACTATTCAATAGGCTCTGTACACGTGATCTGAACTCAGCGGACTTCATTTTGTTTGGATCTGCCGCGGCTTCCTCAACAATTGGCGCAAGTTTTCCTCGTGTAGCTTTATAATAATTTTCAGTATCAACTACGGACGGTGATATAAATTCACCAAATTTCCTTAAATTAGCGGTAAGTTCTTCTTCTGCTTTCTTACGCTCATCAGCGTACGTCTTACCTAAAGCGTACAACTGTTCGAAAGGAATAGGTACGTAGGAACTAATGTATCTAGCTGGATAAGCTTTTTCAAATCTGTTTGCCATATTATTTCTCTGCGACGTGGAATTGTCTTGGTTTAATTGTTGCTTTCTATATTTCTTCAGCTGTCGTGATGGATGGTTTCTTTACAGCTTTACTACTTTTAGTCTTAACGGACTTTGTTTTAGTTGTAGCAGGTTTGGTGCTCTTCTTTACAACCGTCTTTTTACCACCATAAATTGCATCAAAACCAGCTTTAGCTTGATCTTCAGTACCATAATTCAACAGCGGTTGCAGTAATTGGTACAGCGCTGCATCTTTTCTATCTTGTTTAACATCTTTGTAATAGTTTTGCCAATCTTCTAAGATAGCTTGTGCGCTCTAACGATTCATATTCTTAGTCTCAGCCTTATTCTGAGCATACTCTACATCGGCAGTATGTTGTGCATTTGCTGTATATTCACCCCAACGGTTATATATATCTGCATTTTGGAATGCCATTTCTGCTTCTTTGTTACGCTTTGTGGTATACTGATCTGCCATCGCTCTGTTCCTAGCTACAGCTGACTGAATGTTAGCCGCCAAACTGGCTCCAGTATTCACACCATTACGATTATTATTGTAATTGGCGATTGCTTGGTTTAAGTTTATTTCACGCAGTTGATCACTTATGTCGTATGTAGCCGGTCCATATGCAGGTGAATACGTTCTAGTTTCAACACGATCTGGTTTTTCTCTATTTAGCAAGTTAAAAGCTGTTGAAGCAAGCGGTTGTAGTAAACCTGCCCAATCAAAACCATTACTGGTTTTCACTTCTTCTGACTCTTGTTTAGGTATTTGTGGCAGTGTCTTAGCTGTCTGAGGAATTGGTTGTACTAAATTGCGATTATAAACAGGTGCTTCGTGTGGATACACTTCTTTTTTTGCAACATCGTGTTTCTAAGACTATTCTGCAATAGGCTGCGCTGCAGGTTTTACAATAGCTTTAGTGCGGTGTGATACGTCGGTGCTAGCGCTGCTGGATGGTGTAGTTGTCACAGCCTTTGCGGTATATTGTGACTATTGATCGAATATTTGTTGTGTCCCCCATGGGGTTTGAGTAAAGTCGGATGATACACCTGTACGATTATCCTCACGATTGACAGGCTTTGCCACATTATTACCAACCACTTTATACATTTGACCTTTTAACTCAAACGTATCACCCAATGAGTATTGTTTACCACCAACAGAGAATGCTCCTAGTGAACCGTACTTCATTCCAGAAGTGTTACGCAAAAAGTCTTGTTCTTGTTCTGAACCAAGTTCTGCTGCACTATTATCACCAATCACACGATAAACTTTTCCGTTCATGGTGAACGTCTCACCGATGCCGTATGCTTTATCACCAATGTTTATAGAACCGTTTATAGTAGTATTTCCGCGAAAATAATCTCGTGCTGCACCAAATGGCATTTCAGGTATATTCTGCATTATACCAAATTCGTTATATGTAGGACCGCTGGAAAAATCCCAATTCGTGTAGGGTGTGTTCGTATTGTCTGACCTCTTTTGCGGTTGTGCTGCTAATTCTGGTGAAAACACAGGAACATTTAGTGGGTGCCATGACCACGCATCATTTGCTGAAGTATTATTACTTGTAGAAGGTACGTTTTGCGTGGGTTGGGCACTAACCTCTGTTGCTGCATTCCTGCCTGTAACTATGTAAGTTTTACCTTTGTACGTAAAAATTTGTCCAACACCATACATGGTTCCTGCTACATTTATTCCCTTACTGCCGTCACCATACGCAGGAACGTCGTCTTTCTTCTTACCCTTCTTTATCTTCATACTCTCCTACAAGTTCAGCAAATCCTGATAAGCTTGCTGATTATTACGCTCATTGAGCATACGACTATTTTCAGCATACTTATCGTTACCGCCCTTAGTAGGTTTCATTAGTTTCTTACCCATTTCTGCAAATGTCTTATTTGTACCAGGTACTTTCAGTTTATCACTTAACACCTGAGTACCTACAGGCACATTAAGTAAGTTTGAATCAGTTGGTTTACCTTCTTCAGGTATAGCACCTATAGTACCATCTGGGGTACGTATCAATTCACCATCATCAAGGTACGCTGCCGTAGAAGGGATTATACCACCATCTGCGACACCAGCTACAGCGTTGTTCTCTCTGTATGGGTTGTTCATGAAGGCTAATTGTAATTGTTGTGTAGCGAATCTAGAAGCATTATTGTTTTGAACCATATTACTTCTTCTTCTGAGGTAACTCATGCTGTGACCCCATAAACCAGATATACCACTAGGTTTGTTTATTTCACCGGTAGACATGTCAACGTCACCAGTATTACCCCAACCAGATGTAACACCACCCAATACTCCACCGATCGCTGCACCCCAAGGACCACCTATCGCAAAGCCTGTTGCTGCACCACTAGCTGCACCTGAAACAACACCTGCTGCGGTAGGCTTCTGCCCACTAAGCGCATTAGCAACCATATTTCCTGCAGCTCCTACACCCTGTGTTATTACACCAGCTTTTTCAGTACCTGACAGATTTTTCCAATTAGCTACAGCACCACCGTATGCGTAACCCTAAGCTTTTTTTATATTCTTTCTCATAACATCGACTGTCTATAAGTTGTTTTAAAATATGGTATTTTAAATGATCTGTCATCGTTACAGTCGAATGTATAATCACAGATTAAATATTTACCTCGCATTCTGGCTAAATAAGACATACTACTTTTGATTTGATTACTATCAATTTGCTTTTCTCTAGGTATTGCAAAGCGATAAGTATCTTCACGTAACTCTATATTAGCTTGTTTAATCGGTTCAGTTACTTGAGTCTTAGTAGTATACGTAATGCCAATTATAGTGTCATCAGATATATCACCTTCAAACCAGCAGTTATCGAATACCTTAGTAACAGCGGTGCCTTGGTTGACAACATTCTCAAGCTTACTTATCAGATCTAATTTACCAGCATTTTCTATGCCATCTATATCATTCATATTATTCGTAATATAGAATGTGTTATTATCGAGTGTGACAGTTTTGTCGGTAAACTTAAATGCCCAAGTAGG